TTTGCTTGTCTCTATCATACGATGATCCACTTAGGAAAAAAGGTCCCCTTTTTATCCCCCTTTTTGTCGGTTTTTTATCGGCAATGCAAATAAAAAAGTGCCCATAAACATGGACACTTTGGTTCTATTATTCCCAAAACGCATCGCCTTCAGATGCAATATACTTCTGAAGGAAAGTTTCAAAATCTACATCAAGCAGCTTATACTCTAAACCGTCTTCAAATAGATAAAGGTTGGGATTTTCCTTATTTAGTATCAAGTAGCACCCTTCAAAAAGAGCGGCAATAGCTGTTCCATCAGCCTGATCAAAAAAATCATTAGACAACTCGGATTCGATTTCTTCTAAACTGAAAACGTGTAATCCTCCACCCACCTTGTTCCCAAAAACTATGTCTTCAAATATTCTTGCGCCATTATGTAGACATAAAAACTCTTTGAGATCGTCAGGCAATGCATGATGTTTCTTTTCAAATTGTTTTATATTTTCTTGATCGGCTGGGGCATTGAAGGTACAGCACTTTTCATAGACCTCACCGTCTACCGAGAATTTGATGATGTTCTTCTCATCTAATTGATTTTCAAGTTTTTCTAATATCTGCACGATCCTACTCAATCTTTCACCTTCTATCTATATCCTCTCCACCAAGGAGAAACCTCTTGTTGATGCAGTGTTCTTGTGAGTGCATATAAATTACCCATTTTATTATCTCCACCATATTCTAAAGGTATAACATGGTGTATGTCTAAACCAGACCAATCCCATTTAGGATCTCCGTATTTACCAATATACCATCTGATATATTTATTACGGATGTCCTTATCTCTCTTAACCCTATCTTCAGGCTTATACCATTTCATATTTGCTTTTGTTGGAGCCGGCAATGATTTACCACTATGACTATTATGAATTTGCGGATATTGATAAGCATTTTTATTAACTAAATATGTTTCAGTTGTACTCTGTTTAGTTCCTGGGGCACTTCCGACCCAACCGGCAGTTAGTATATCGGATTTGTACACAAATTTCGTTTTAACCATCTTATACGTTTTTGATTTTGTAGCACCAACTTTTATCTGAGAACCTGTAAATTCTTTAGTATACGTTGAAATTGCGTTATATTTCCCCGCATAATCATCTCCTACAAATAGAGTGCTACCTACAATTACAATAACCGGCTTTGCTTTGCCTATAATGCTACGAATTGTGGAACTATGAGTAATTGCCTTTTTCGATTGATCTAACTTAAACAATGTATCAATGACAATTGTATTCGCGACTTTAGTATTAGCGTCTGGAGTCTTATTAGTATTTGTATTCTTAGTGGATGGTTGCAGCACTACGGTGTCACCATGTGGCATATTTCTTTGAGGTGGATCATGAGGTTGGTTTTTAAATTGTTGTCTTGCTTGATCAATAATATTAGATTTACTCTGTATTTCTTTTGCATGTCCATTTTCGTCAACTTCTAGTACATGTGTCTCTTTGTATGTTGTGATACCGTCCTTTGATTGACTAGCTTCCGCATCACTTGTCCATAACCATGCCGTCAACAGAAAAACCATAAAGAAAATCGAATAAGCAAATTTCTTCATTCTGATACTCCTTTTCCAAATTATTTACAACAAATCAAATATACAATATATGTATCTATTATTAAATGATCCTAAAATACCATATATATATAAACAGCACTCATATGATTCCGAGTGCTGTTGAAAGATTAAACGTTGCTTGCTTCTTCAATTTGTAATACCGGTCTTTCTTCAGACCCAGTTCTTCACACACCTCCAAATCCTTCACCACACGCGGTGTCAGGTATTTCATCCGGATGATGTCTTGCTCTATTTCGTCTAGGCTGTTTTCTAGCGCTCTTTCTATCTGCCGGACCTTCAGTTCATTTAAAACTTCCTGATTTCTAAGAGAAGGAAAAAGGCCTGTTGCGCCGTTTGCCTCCTGTTCCTTTCTGTTTTCCTCCAACACCTTCAGGGCTCTATAGACCTTCAGCTCCTTGATCAGAGCATTTCTGACTTGTTTCTCATCGATCCCTGGCAGTAAACACAATTGTTCTGCTCCCATTTCCTCAACCTCCTATAAACAATGAAAGACATAGATCAGGGCAATTTTGCGCCGATCTATGTCGTTTGATTTATTCTTCTAATTGCTGAAAAGCTAATTCAATCTTTTCAAGAATCCCTTTTTCGATTTCATTTAGATCATGTCCATGCATTTTTGTGTGTAAAATGTTGTGCTTGATAGCAAGAAGTTCTGATCTATCAAAATTGATAAATTCCTCATCGCGAAATAAGATGATGTCGTCTTCTCTAAGCAATAGGTGATCAGCCAAATCCTCAGCAGTGGTAATAGACGCTTCTTCTTCTATAATGGACAAAACGAATTCTCTAGCCATTAAATTTGAGATTTTCATTCCGCTACCTCCAATTGGACTTATTTAGGTACTCTCTCAAAATCAACGACAACCAGCCATTTTTATAAAGGATCGTTACCCAATCTTCTTATCATTTGTTTAACATAATCATAACTTTCCACAACATTTATGAAATGGGTACCATCGGCAACAATTCGACATCCAGTTTCATCATGCGGATTAACTCCAAAGTTCAATATTTCATTAAAATTAATCGCAATTTTTTCACCATTTGGTTTAGTTAATTCTATGAATTTCATTTCTTCACCTCGAATGACGGCGTATAAATATGCCCTTTAACGCCTGTCCAATTGCTGTTTTTATATATGGTCATCTTGATACGATGCGTGCCGGATGTGTGATTGACGATGTAAAACTCTTTTGCTGGCGTGGCGGTCTTAAACGATCCAACGAGACTAAACCGTTGATCTTTCCAAGTGCCTCCTACTCGTTTTTGCAAAGTGAAGCGGTAATAGACCGTTTCACTTCCTGTTTTACGTGCTGTCACGTCGATTGATTTAGCTCTCGGCGTGTAAGAATTGGCGTCAGTTGATACGCTGATTGTGTGTCCGGCCACTGTTTTATATCCGCTCGTTACTGCCGCAGTAGACGGCGCACAAAGCACCGCAGCTACAATGATAGATAGTGTGATTAGTAGTTTTTTCATTTGTTATACTCCTTTTTCTTGTAGTTTGTATAATTTGTTAGCTTCTCTTGCACCGGCACGCATAAACGCTTCTTTTAAAACATTTTCGTTTACAGCAAGCTCTTGGCGCTTCGCTCTTTTGACATACCGATAATCAACAAAAACACCGATATGACTTGGTATCTCATCTTTTACCTTTTCGTAAAGGTCCTTTGTTAGCACATAATAGTTGTAATGACCGACAAAACTTTTTTTGGCGCTAGATCGAAAATCCGAAAGAGATACTTTGATTTCAAATGCTCTCCATATGCCTTTCGTGTCAAAAGTCAGATAGTCAATTCGCTCATATCCCGCTCGACCATACTCATAGCCGATGGTCACTTCAAAACATCCATACATACTTTGATTTTCTTGAGTTTTGGCATGTATCTGCCTCTCTAATTTCAGTGTGAGGGCTGACTTTGCCATCATTTACTCTCCCTTTTCAATTCGCCAATTTTAGAATATATAGCAGCCATCACTATGCCTGTTTTAGTGATTTCAGGATCATTAGCAATTAACTTGTTTTGATTTAACCTTGCTAATTGCTGTCTGGTGATAAGTTGCAAATTATCTAGTTCTATATTGAGCTTGTTCCCGTCTAAAAATATTAAACAGTGGCCACTTGGGATTGGTCCGTTTTCTTCTTCCCAAAGCACTTTATGTTTATGTTTCCATCGCTTTTGCCAAGGACCATCATCTGACACTTTGATCAATATATATCCGTCTCGATCCACTCTTTCAAAACCTACAGGCTTGTAATTTAAAGGCTTGTGTCCTGGCTTGAAAGATGTTTTATTCCCGCCAACATTATAAATGCCTTTTGTGCCTTTATTGAGCGGTACATGCCCTTTAGGGAAATAACCGTTTAAGCCGCTAGAGATTTTACGATTATTCTTCCAGGTCTTCACTTGTTGCTTAGTAACATTTAAACCAAATTTCTGATTGATCAAATCTGCTAGTTCTTGATTGAGTAAACCTGCAGCATGTGAACGGATGAAGGATTCTTGTTCTTCATTGAATAACCTCACCTTTATCCCTCCAGCATTTTCGGTTTCTCAAGATCTTTTGATTTGTACTCTGTATGAAACTTTTGCGCCTGTAATACTAATGCTCCATTAGAAATTATGCGATTGGCCACATCAGTAACAGCTTTGGAACGTTCAATTTCTTCTTGAAGTTCCTCACCTTTTAAGTCTTCGTCACTCAACCGCTCCAGCTGCGCAAATAAATGGTTATTTAAGTCCCCTAATGTATTTCTCATCTTCATTCCCCTTCCGATTCCGTTTTCAATTCAAATCCCAGCCCTATAGCTAAGTTATAAACAGTTTTTGCATGTTCGGCATAGTTGGCAGGGGAATCATGTTTTAATTCCCAATCATTTGAATAATTCTGCTTTGCTTCTCGATATAATGACAAAAACATGTCATAATGCCTCTGCAATGTTCTTTCTTTCTGCTGTTTATATTCCTGAATATTTTGCACTAAACAATCGATGACATAATCCTGAGAAACGACCATTTCATAATCAATTCCAGGACACTTAGATGCACAAATGCCTTCGCTGTTTCGCATGATCACTTCGCCGGACGATAGAGTTATTTGAAATGCTTTATTTTTGGTCATCGTGCTTCCTCCTTTAGGTCTGCGTATTTTGCTATATGCCCGCACTGATTAACCCAAGTATGAACACTCCCATGAAATCCGTCTTCGTTATGCTGGGTGAGTTGAGGAACACCCATTTCGCATCCACATGTCGGGCATTCCCAAAACACATTCATTTTTTTGAATCCGACCAAGCAACCATTCGAATCACGATCGGGAATAGTTATTTTTTTGGTGTTCATTTCAGTTGGCCCCTTTTCAATTTAGTTTAATGAGAATGATGGAACTGCTTGAAATTCAATTTTTTTACGTTGTCTGGACCAACCGTTTATAAACGGTTTTGAATCCCTGTAAAGACCCTCAAACATTTCTTTGAGAAAATCTCTATGAAACTGCCATATCATTACATCTTCATTCAACAATTTTGAAGGATCGTTAAGTTCCCATAAACCCCAATCATCCCATGCAACGCTTTCTAACCAGCTTGCTAGGGCATAATCTGATTCAAAGACGAAGAAAAGACCGCCATCAATTGAGTATAGTAAAAACAATTCATAGTACCTGTTAAATTCCGTAATATATTCTGGTAGCCTACCTTTTATAAATTCAACCGCTTCCCTAAGCGTTTCAAATTCCTTTAACACATGTTTACTCATACCGTGTTTCCTCCTAAGCCGCTAGGCTGTTTAATTTCCTAGTAATCCAGCGATCGTTATAATCGCTATGATAGCCAGCAGCGTGAATATGACAGGCCCGTTCGATTCATGCTTCTCCATCAATAATCCCTCTGCAAATCTTGTATATCTCCTTGATAAAAAGTCTGTTGCTTAATGACTTCAAAAATAATTGGCCGTTCTCCTAAGTGAGTACAAGAGCCGTACATATTAATTAATGCGTTTCGCATTTCGTCCTCACTAGGATAGTGATCCCATCCTCCCAAAAGTCGTATGCCTTGTACGTTTAAATAGAAAATGCTTCTCAGTTTCATAATGATCTCCCTCTCTTTTTTCACTCTGCTCGCTTGGCCTGTTCATTAAATCGGCGCAGCAGCTCATCTTTAATTGTTTCAGCTTTTGTTCTTTGTCCTTTGATGTAAGGGCTATTGATGCGATCACCAGATAGCACCGCATCCCCTATTCGTCGTTTGATGTCATCCAGAGCCATCCAAAGCCCTTCATATGACATGTTTTCAGATGGTTTAAACTCCATATGATCCTCCCTCAGAACAGTGTCAGCTGTTCCTGGTGTTGTTCTTTTTGCTTTATTAAAAAATGCCTGGCTTCAAATGCTCCATAGTGTGAGCCAGGACTATCAAATTTTGATACATAATAATGAGCTGAACCGAGAGGAAAGAGAAAGTACTCTACGCCCTTTTCTAGCGGTGTAAACTCATTAGTGAGACATATTCCCTTCAAGGTCATGCCACGATTTCCCATGGCAACCGTTCAACCCTTTTCATACTTCCGGCACAGCCGATTTTCCCAAGATTCCGGCGTGCTGCTGGATAGGATTGATATGTGTCATACTCGCTCCATTTCCCGTTTGCTAATAGAGTAGAACGCCAATAGGCAACATATCCGCTCGCTGTATTGACAATACAAAATTCAGCGTGAGGAGATTTTGAATACCAGATTTCTTTCATTTTGACTGCCTCCCTGCAGGAGGAAGCTCCTGCTATTTTATTTTGTGTGAACTCGAATAATTTAAATTTGTGAATTGGCCGTCACGTGTAGTGATTTCCGTTTTCCCGTAAATAGGTGCTTCCACCAAGAACACTTCATCGGAATGGCCATCTAAGATAATGACTCTCACTTCTCCTTTGGTCATAAAGTTATCAATGGAGATGGTTGAGTCTATATGTTTGTAAGGATTATTCATGCGCACAAGGCCTCCCATGTTATAATGAATTGTCGAGATTCATTAGAGCCGGAGCCTTGTGCTTTGGTTCTTTTTATTTGTCCAGAAAAGCTTGTAGATCACGTACGCACATTCTAAAGAGATGTTCATCATTTAAGTCTAGGGACAAATCGATCAGAGCCTTTAATTCATCTTTAGTGATCGTTACATCTAAGTTTTTAACCCAATGTTTAGGAACAGCTGTAGACTTTCCTTTAAGCGGCTTCACTAAAATATTTTTGTCAGTAACTTTAAGTACGTAACCAGATATATGAAACATTCTCCGTGCAACTTCACCCAAAGCTTCCACCCAATCGCCTTCTACAATCTGTTTCATTTCTTGAAGCTCCTTCCGCACTTCAAGCAGCAAGGACCATTAAAAACCCGAGTGCTAAAATCCAGCCAATAACCACGACGCACCGAAACTATGTTTATACATTTGAAGCAGAAGAAGTATTTATGATTGAAGAAAAACTTGATTTTATTAATCATCTGACAACCCTCCACCCTTTCCTGATCCGACTGTGCAGTTCATATTTTTTAAGTGGTTCATAGAGGTGGACGCGCTGTCCATCCTCTTCGCGATAAAGCAAGAACCACCGTTTTGAGCGTTTGCGTGCCACCTTATGCAGCCCCGTCTTCCTCATCTTTTTGATCTTCTTCAGGAAGATCATTTTCATCTGGAACGCTATCATCTGAACCCTTTTCGTCTTCAGATGCTTCTTCATTCTTGGTTTGCATCGGTTCAGCTTCGTTGGCTTGATCCTGCTTCCAGTCCCACCATGTTTCAGCGAGCGGAGCAACCGCTGCTCGGTAGTCATTGATCAGATCAACGATTGCACCGGAGGACATTTCAAGTTCAGTGGCCAACTTCCGGTATGATTCACCTTCAATGCGACGCTTCGCGATCTCTGACATATTTTCAGGAAAACCGTCCAGTTCTGGAGCCATACCTTCAACGATGAATTGATCCACCACTTCACGCTTAATCTCCATCGGTTTTTCTTCAATTTTTGGTTTTTCTGCAGGTAAGCCCAATTCTGCCTCTAACTGTTCCGGCTCAGGATCAGCTATGTGAACCACGCCGCTCTGGTCTACTTGATAATTTACGATCGGTCGCTCTGTGTTCGCATTGATTTGAACGTTATAGCGGACAATGTCACTTTCAATCTCCACTTTCACGTCCTTATCAATCATTTCTGCAAGGTTTTGAATTCTGTTACCTAGCTCCTTTGTTGGCACTTCCAACACTAATTCTGTAATCCCTTTAGGCTTGTGATTCATTTTTTTAACTTTTCCATTGAAATTTATAAAAGACATATTTGTTCCTCCTCGTGGGTTGGTGTAAGAGTAGATACTTCGACTTCAATTCTTGGTGTGCTGCTGTAGAACTTACTTACATGCAGATCAACAATTTGACTATCATCCTGCCAAATGACTTTATTCAGGCCATCTTTTATCCCTTTGATGTAGTTATCAACATCTGGCTTCTTAGCTGGTCTCAGCTCGCCTCTTTCAGCTTCTGCGGCCCTTTTCTTGCTGAAACTTTTTAGTAGGGATTTGTAAACTTTAACCCTCAATTCCAGAGGACCTGTAAGGAGTTGTTCTGGACGATGATCACTTGCAGCCAGCTTCACATAAGACTTAAAATCTCTTGATTTTTTCGGATCATACAGCCTTGTCATCCCATTTCTGTGTGCAGCCCTCGGTCTTCCTTGTGCAACTGGCTCAGCGTAAATGGTGAATGCTATTTTCATAGTTTTTCATCTCCTTGAACATAACGACTTTTCGCATGGTACAAGTACCCGTCTTCATCTTCATGATCCCAACCGTTTTTCATATCAGCAGGCATGATTTTCACCTTTGTTTGACAGTTGTCACATGCGGTGTATCTAAAGCCCTTATAAACCTGCTTGTCCTCTTTCAATCCACACTCAGGGCATTGAAATTTAGTCTTCCATTTCATGCGGTCAGGTTCTGAATCTTCTTTTTGAACTAGAGCTATGCTTTTGACTTGATCCATCACGCTCATGTGTTCTCCGATGCTCGCATTCAAAGTCCGTTCATTATTCAAAAGATCAACTTTTCTCGATCTCTTTGGTTCTGTTGCTTTTGAGGGAGCAGGAGTAGCTTTCTTTTCATCCTTTGATTTAGAAACATCTTGGTCTTCTTGAAACCGTTTGATTTGACTAGTCACGATATCAGTATGAATTGGTTCTTCTGTCCTTTTCACAGAGGGCGGAGCGACTCGTCTAGCACTTTGACTTGTATTGATATTTAGTGGTCCTCCATGCATGTATGCAGCCAGTTGCATGATCAGACGATTGCAATCTGCAGCTTTGTAATTATCTGCTTCAAAATTAACTTCTTTACCAGAAGTACTGTCTTTGATTTGTAATTTAATCACTCTGCTTCCTCCTCAATTTCCATCCTGGCATTGTAAGTTTCGATGCTGTTCCCTCGCTCACTCTTGGCTGAAATGACTAGCATTTCGAGATCATAGAGTGATAGGTTTTCAAGATTTTCATTCTCACTTGGTTTATATCCAATACGCTTCAGTTCTTTGAGCAAGAACTGTTTACGCTGATCGCTATTGATTGTCATGTTCATTCCTCATTTCACATTGCGGCTTCCATTTGCCGCGATAGATTTACAAATCTCCCGTACTCTTTCACGAATACTGCGTTTATTGTTCCTGTTGATCCATTCCGTTGTTTTGCAAAAATGATTTCAACAATGTTTTTAGCTTCGCTTTGTTTGTTGTAGTAATCATCCCGATAAAGGAATGTCACTATATCTGCATCTTGCTCAATACTCCCTGAATCTCGCAAATCGGACATCATAGGTCGTTTGTCATTTCGCGCTTCTACACCGCGTGAAAGCTGTGATAACAAGATGATGGGAACGTTGAAACTTCTGGCCATATTCTTAAGTTCTCTCGTGATCTCACCAACCTCATGGTTTTTGCTCTCGGATTTACCAATCGGCGTGATAAGCTGCAAATAGTCAATGATGACTAAATGATCTTGATCAGGATGATCCTTTTTCGTTTTACGGATCTGGGACCGGATATCTGCGACGGTTTGAGTGGGGTGATCATGAATATAAATGTCTAATTTTTCGTATTCGCCCATCGCACTATGGGCACTATCATAATCATCCTCACTAAAATATCTCTTTGGATTCCTCCACTTCGTGCCTTCAATACTCCCTATGCTGCTTAACATACGCTGTGTTAATTGTGTATCAGACATTTCCAGTGAAAATATGTCGGTAACTCCACCATTTAGTGCATTATTACGACCAAGGTTAAGAGCGAACGCTGTTTTACCCATCGATGGACGGGCAGCCACAATAATCAAATCACTCTTCTGCCAACCGCCTGTCATGGCATTCAGATCCGCAAGACCCGTGTTGACTCCAGTCAGATCACCATGATCTTCTTCCATGCTCATGTATATATCTGTTAGAACATCCATTTTCGTACGAGTCTCTTTTACACCAACCTCTTGAGCTTCAATTGTTTTTTGATAAAGCTCGGTGATGCCCTCATCAGTAGGGGAACTGGCAAATGCTAAAGCAGCACTTTGCAAATCTCTGAGTCTAAAAGCCTCGTAAATTAATGTTTCATAGGTTTCAAATGAATGAGTAGATGGAACAGCGCTCGCTAGGTTGGTTAAGTATTCGAAACCCCCAACTGCATTTAAAGTGTCCCCCATAGATGCAGCGATATTGGCCATTTCCACTTGTTTACCTAGCTTGTCCACTTCCCTCATCGCGGCAAAAATTTTCTTGTGACGCTCTTCAGCAAAATGCTTAGTCTCTAAAGCTGTTTCCTTGATTAGATCGCCTTCAAGGATGATGCAACCCAGTAGAAACTGTTCAGCTTCGCTGTTTCGCAAATTTTGCATTCTTTTCCCACTCTTTCTGCTGCTCTAGAAACTCGTTTTTCTCTGGTTGATGTACTTGTATCTCCGCAATAGCAGGAGGGAAACGTTTTTCAGCGATGTGCTGATCAATCTTTTTTAAAACAGGTTCATATGGAAGTGCCGTTAAATGCTCTAACCAAAGCCTAATTCTTTCTTTTCCGATCGCGTCTGTAGAGAGCTCAAATCTAGGATAGGCAGCAGCTATCCTTGTTAAGATAGCCATCGCTTGGTCCTTTGTCATGCTAATCATCCTCCTCCAAATTTAATGCCATTTTCTTTTGCATAAGCCTCTAATACTGATAAGTTGTCTTGTTGTCTCTTTGGTTTAAATTCAGATATGTTGCTAGGTTGATTGTTTTTGGCATGCCATCGATCAAGAATGCCTTTCTCTAGGTAAGAAAACGATTTGATGCCATCCGCTCTATGTCTTGGTCGGTATTGATCGAATATCTCGTCGATCCACACCAATATGTCTTCAAGGGGTATCTGCTCCTGAATGATCCTCTCAATGGCTTGAGCATCATTAGGAGTGATCATCAATCCTCCACCTCTTCGAGATAGATACTTGTCTTCGATTTGTTGGAAAGGAGAATCATTTCCTACTGGCGATCTCTCTTCTTCCTCTTCATATACATTCTTTACATTCTTAACATTCTTGTTTGTGATCATTTGATGTTCATCTGATGATCTTTTGATGTTCATTTGATGATCATTTTGGTGATCAACTTCGTTAATTTCTTGTTGGTAAAGTGCCCATTTATTAATGGTTACAACTGAAAATTTGTTGCTCTTTTTGATGCTCAGAAAATTCATTTCCTCTAATTTTTCAAGCCATCGATACACTGTAACTTTGCCAGTTACTTGATCACTTTTCCTAAGCCCTTTGTTAAACATTTCAGCAATATCGTACCTACCAGTCACAAATTGACCAGGCTCTAATTCCACCACCTGATTACCTATCATCTGCTGATGATGCTTATGGCTCGCTTCAGTAAGACAGATAAGCCAAAGCCTAAGCAGGTTAGGATTATTGAATACTGGATTTTCACGTAATTTTCGATGTAATTTGATCCACCCTCGCAAATGAATTCCTCCTTCCCAACTATTTGCTTTTGAGTCTGCAAATAGCGTATTTACCTTCAATTTTCACGACTTCAAGATGTGGTTCATACTTAGCCATATAAGTGCTTATGTACATGGCCAATACCTTTTTCCGCATGTCTGGAGCTACTGATCTGGCCATCGTAATAAAACAATAGGGATAAGCTGTTTTAAAAAGATCGCTCATTTTGGTATATAGACAACCTTTCCTGTTTGTTTTGCTATTTCTTGTTTGAATAGTTGCTCATCACTGTTTGTGTCAGATAGGTGCAACAACCATATTTCCTGCACTTTTAACAAGTCGTTTGCAGCTAGGAATGTCTTTACATTCTCAAGGCTGAAATGCGACTGTATGAGGCGGTTACGCATGCTTTTATGGATGCTCCCATTTTCGATATTTGCATCCAGAATGGACTCTGCGTAATTGCACTCAATCATGATGTGTGTTAGTCCAGGGAACTTGTATTTGATGTAATAGGTGTCAGTGGCAAAGAGGAGCTTGTCTCCGTCCTCATTAGCCAATAGGAAGCCATATGGCTCTGATACGTCGTGTTGCACATCAAAGGGCATAATAAGCCACGTGCCGATCCTAAACGTCTGTCGGGCTTTTACAAGATTGATTCTGTGATGATTTTCCACTCCGAGAGCTTGTGCCGTTCCAGAAGACATATAACAGTCGATTCCTGCACGCAAAACATCTTTCAATGCCTTGCAGTGATCACCATGTTCATGAGTGATGAGACAACCAGCGAAACTTATATCGAAATCAAAAGCACGTTGCATCTCTTTGAAAGTGATACCACACTCCAAAAGGAGCGGGGTTTTACCATCAGTCACCCGATAGCAATTCCCCTTACTGCTTGACGATATAGCTTTGATCTCAATCAAAATGGTGGCTCCTCGGTTAAAGCTGAAGGTTTTGAGTCAGATGGCTGTTGCTTCTCTTCTGGCTCCTTTATCGGTTCTTCTGGAACGGTATAATCCATATCAATAGTTTCTGAATTCGCATTTTCATTTACTTCACGAGCAACTGTTTCAGTTGTGTCTGGTGTTTGTGTTTCTTCGTCCGTATACATGTTTCCAAGAGAATTAGGAAAGGCTTCCCTTAACGCATTGACAATGGCTGTTTTGCGGATCATGTTCATCGGCATCGTTTTCCAAGTTGATTGACCTTTGCTGAACTCATCAAAACTTATCCGAACAGGTGTAGGTGTTTCACGATCTTTTCGATAAACCGTAGCCCATCCACCTAATAATTTGTCATTTGGTAGTTTGATAGCACCCTCTATATCCACCATTTCACCGTCCCGTTCAACAATAATTCCTGCACGTATTCCGGCGAATTCTTCATTGTTTTCAGCACGCTTCATAAATGCTTCTTTTCCAACAATAATTTGTGCTGGCGATCCCTTAAATTTCACCAGGTATGCCTCATTCAAAAATGGATTGAGTTTCTGGTATTTGCATAGGTTGATAAACATGACCACTTCTTGATCCGTTACATCTGCATTACCACGTACTAAGTAGGTTTTCACCGTATTCCCTGTGAGTTTTACCTCTTCTCCATTCACAGCAAATACTGAAGGTTTTTCCATCAATTTTGTGTTTGGATTTGATTGTTGATTACTCATCCGTATCCTCCTCATAAATAAATCTGACCTTTTTGCCTTTATGCTCTCTTAGAAAGGTCTTTAGCATTTCAGCAAAATCCGATGGACCTTTTAAGTCTCTTTCCAAGATTGCATCTTCAGGACATTCAGAAAGCGGACGAACGTCCATGACCTGTTTACCATCAATCAGAAGTTTTTCACGTTTGCAATCTTCCCAACCTATACCTGAAAGAACTTTCACCTCTACCACTTCACTCATGCGATCACCTCACAATCTACAGTCAGCAAGTTGTCATCAGTTTCAACTCGCAGCTGCTTGTCCTTCTCGGATACTATCAAGCTAATAACTTGAGCATTCACATCGATTAGATTCGTGACCGCCTCGCTGTTATCAACGAAGATCGGCGCAGAAATACCATAATGCTCATTTAACGTATTAATGATGTCTAAACCGACGTTAATACGTGCCGCATTGTTTAGGCCTTTAGAGTAAGGCACGCCTTCATAGAGCGTTTCACAGGTTTCTGTTAAACCGCCGTTGACTTGCTCTTCAAAGAGCTTGAAGCGGGCAAATTTGAATTTGCTGTTTATCCGTTCTTCCATAAGGTTCATCTTGGTTCTGATGAACTCTTCAATCAGGTATGACTCTTTCTCGATCTCATTGTAGTCATCAGCCATTTTACGTTCTTCTTCCTTTAGCTCCTCAATTCGGTTGAGGGCTTTTTGAGCTTGATCAATGCGAGAAAGATCATTGCGGATCAAGGTCATTTCCTGCTGTTTTTCCTTGATCTGTTCATTAATGGCTTGAACAGTTCCACTTGTCTCCTGCTCATCAGACTGGATCTCTTTATTGATCTCCTCAATCTCCTCGATCTTGGCTAGATAAATTGGATTATCGGAAAGCGGAGCAATAGACGCTTCAGCTTGTTCCATATTTTCTTTCAGTTTTTCTAAATTTGAAGCCTTAAATTTCTCTTCCAAATTCAACTTTTGAAGTTGCTCATCAACTTCATACAGCTCATCTTGCTTATTGTCATATTCAATTCCTAATTGCTTTCCCTTATCGGCTATGCGCTCAAGGAAGGCACTTTTTTGCAAATTGAATTTCTCAATAGCAGCTTGAATTTTTTCTTCCGGCAATGATTGTCCACATGTTGGACAATCTGTTTGATGATCCTCAAACGATTCTTCGTACTTTTTAGACCATTCTTCTCGCAACTCAAAGCGCTCTTTATCTATTTGAGATAGAAAAGATGTTAAGTGCTCTTTCTTCGTGATCAAATTACTGAGATCATTCTGGATTTGAGAAAGATCGTTTTTCGCTTTGTAGTAGGCTTCTTTTTTCTCATTCACTACCTGAAATCTTTTTGAGTCATACTCATTCATAATTTGTTGCAGATCGCCTTCGAGCTGAAGCATACGCTTCTTTCTATCTGCTCCTGCATCCGCTTTGATAGAGCGAGCTTCTTTCTCCATATCATCAATTGATGCCTGTATTGCTTTTAAGTCTTCTTTCAATTGCTCTTGGTTAAGAGTAGTTACATCTTCAATAGAACGATTGATTTCATCGATTCTGACAGGATATTGCTCCAGGAGTTTAGTGATCTTTTTACGTTTTTCAGCAAGGATGCGCTTTTGTTCATCAAGACTTTTTCCATCTAAGATGGATTGAAGCTTTGACAATGAATTGTTTTTTGAAATAACGTCCTCATCAGTCACAGCACCACCGATCTCCATGAGAACGTTTAGGCGATCCTGCCACTTCATTTGTTCGTTGAAATAACTTGGGGACGTAATGAGTTTGAAAATATCCTCAGAGATAATGTCATTGACCTTCTCAGTGAACTCTTTTTTCTTAACCGGCACGTCATTGACGTAGTAGTCAGTCGTATGGCCAGAGAAGACTTGCTTTGCTGATCCCCGTTTCTTGGTCCATTTCTCTGAATAGACCTTTTTCAACTCAACCGACTTTCCATCAATTAGTAAGACAGCCGATACCTCATGCTCCACGCCGCTTACCGCTTTGTTATCCTTTGAGAGCGTCTTGATCTCAAAGTCTTTTTTGTTTTGGCTGTCTTTATCAAAGAGCAGCCACGTGAACGCATCAAACAACGTTGTTTTGCCTGTAGCGTTATCACCATAGACCTTTGCACTTTCTCCACCTGTTTCAAGGGTGAATGATTTTACACCCTTGAAATTTGATAGATGGAGTTCTGCCAACCTGATATTTTTGGTCATGAACAAGCCTCCATTGATTTACAGTGCCAACCTGCTATAATAGGGGTTGACACTTTTATTTTCTTTTTTTTGTAATTGGTTCACTTGTGGGAGTGAACCTTTTTAATTTGCATTCACAAAGGTAAAATCGAGTTGTTCCTTCAGATAGCGTTCCAAGTTATCAACGAGGATCATTTCACCCGCATTTCTATCAATGACATACTCATCATTTGAGAAAATCTCATCCCCGAAGTAGTCAGTTCCAACAACATCAACCACTTCAACGCCTTTTGGGTATCCAGTGGCATTTATTTGAGTGATCATTGGATGTTCAATGTTCATGCTAAAACACCAACCTTTCTTCGGATCGCATCAGCAGTGAGCTTTTTATATTCTTCAAAAGCCTCTTGATTCGGGAAAAAGAAAATAGGTTCCCCATGAAAAGTAATCACAATTGATCCTCCAACTTTCGTTAAACGGACTAGATCGTCACGTTTCTCTGAAAAGGGTTGAATAACAGGTTTTTCTCTCATTACTTTTTCCTCCTATTAGTTATTGATGCTTATTCGCATCGTCCGACTGCGGATGGTGCATGATTTGAGGGGATGGTGTGTGTGCATTGTCCATCCGCAAGCCGGACGACAAGAATAAAACTTGTCGTGCTCTTTAAAGAGCGATATAATAAATTCGATCATTTCGATATTCGATTTAAGCAGTGAGTGTAGGAGCTTGCTGCTTTTTTCTTTGTTCAAAATCCATACGTGACTTTAATTGCGTTTCGATTTGAGCCAGTGCAATTTCTCCTTCCTCACTGAACCGCTCATTACATACCTCAATGACTTCCTTCGCTTTCATTAACTTGCTTGCCACAAATACAAACTTCATTTAAATCAATCCTTTCATTTTTGTTTTTAACGATTTCGGATATGTTACTGGCGTAATCTTTGCAGCTGCCTTCAACAATTTCACCGTTGATTGTTTTTCATATTGCTGAATTTGTTTTAAAGATTTAGCAATATCTTTGTGAGCTGCTAATGCCGTATCTATATCCGCACGCTCTAATGCTTTCATTAATCTTTTTTGCAGTTGTTCAATACAGATCATTTCAGCTGTTATCCCTTCATGATCAATGCTCTTGAAAATCGCTTTTCTCATCTTCATCCTCCAAACAAAGCCATAATGGCGGTAATTTGCTGTGTGACTGCCAGTGGATCAATGCCGCATAATGTAGCAATCATTGCTTCTTTTGCATTAGTTGCTTCCATCCACCTGACGTATGTAGGAACATCAAGCATCTTTTGATCATTCTCGATCTTTGAAATGCAGCTCCGCGAGCGGCTAAGCATTTCCGCAAGCTTCTCCTGGGAAATACCTGCCTGTAATCGCGCTTTGCGAAGCACCACACCCAACTTCACAACCTCCCCACCCCCTTTCAATGTTCCTATCTGGAACATGTTCCGAATTGGAACAGCAAAACTCATATATCCGCTGTATTCTAAGGTGGTAAATTCTTAATCAATCACTGGCTGAAAGTTGGATTCCATTTGTGACATTTGCCATTCTTCAAGAACTTCTCTTTTAAAGAAGATTCTTTTTCTTACTCGGAAGAATGGTATTTGCCGCTCTTTCACCATTGTGTAAACAGTGTCGTGATGTACCCCAAGAAAATCAGCCGTTTCTTGAACGTTCATAGTTGATTTTGTTGGCATTTTGAGAACCTCCTTCAGAACTTGTAAACCATAAGAACCGCAAAAATCATTTTATTAACCGGTGTTCTCTTTTTCATTTTGTAACTCTTGTGCACCACTTGACTCAAAAAAAATATCCCTTGGATCTTTATTTAAAACACTTGCAATTCTCAGCATAGTGAAACCAGATGGCTCTTGTCCGTGAAGCTCAATTTTCGTAATGTTTGCGCGAGACATTTCAGTTCTTCTTGCCAATTCAGATATTGACATTCCAACACCTTTTCTGATCTCACGTAATCTGTTAGTGAAAACCATGTGTTACACCTCCTTGAACAAATAGTAACACAAGGTTTACAGTAGTGTCAATCATGTTTTACACATTTTCTGTTTTAAAGAATTTAAATATAATGTAAACTACGTATTACAGGTGATGCTAATGTCCAAACTTGGAGAATATTTGATAAAAGCAAGAGGAAAACTGTCTCAAAGAGAAGCTGCCAAACGAATTGGCATAAGTCATACCTACCTTGGGAAAATTGAAAACGGAAAAGACCCAAGAACAGGTAAAGACATCAAACCAACTCCCGAAACACTCAAATTAATCTCTAAAGCATATCAATGTGATTACGAAGAATTAATGATCAAAGCTGGTTACATCGATGAGGATGAGACAAGTAATTCTGAAGGTCCTAAACTTACTGAGCATCAAAGAAAGATTTATGAGTGGGCAAAATCCCATGACGGATTATTCTTTGATAGCAAACCAGAAGATGTAGAAGAATTAATTGAAGAATTTGAAGTGGTCTACGAGTTGTTTAAAAAGAGAAAAGAGAGAGAGAAAAAACAGAACAAATGATTTCTTTAGGGGGCAATTATGGGGAAGAAAACATTATTTGTAATTTGCCTATTATTATTCGTTCTCATAGCTGGATGTAACTCAACTAAGACGACGGATGAACCTTCGGCAAACTCACAAGAAAAAGTTTCTGAGAAAAGGCAACAAGAAACTAATGAAGAACAGACAAATGACAGTTATAAAGATGATGAAACAGGAGAATTATTTAATTACTTAAAAAGCCAAGAAAAAATTGAATCACAGAAAATGGGCCCGCTCAATATAAATTTTGATCATGTCAACATAATGAAGTTGTCAAATATTCCTGATGATCGCCTAAGTGACTATCAAAGTTTAACGGATATTGAATTATCAAATCCTTTTCATTTTATTGATATTAAATTTTCTGTAGAGAATACTGATAAAGAAACTATGAATTTTTCTGGTATTAGTCATTTAATTTTGGACAATAAAGAACAGATTAAGGTCAGTAGTAATAACCTTTATACTGACATTGAACAATATGATATGAAACTTTTTGGTAATGCGAAAAGAGATTATCAAATCGCTGTACCCATAGAATCTGATGTTTCTAAAATAAAAAGCGTTAGAATTGTAATGAGTGCACCATTTGACGAAAATTTGAATAGCGTTTCCAAAACAAAAGAATTAACAGTTAATTTAAAATAAATGCTCGATAAGAGTATTTATTTTTACCCAAAAATAGAACACCAGTTCCCAAAAACTGATTTGAAGGAGCTTATTAAAATTGAAATATATCTATACTCATTTAGAAGATAACGTTAATAGACTTTATGCAGAAATGAAAATCTTAAGTCCTTCTGAACAATCTATTGATACTATTTCCGAAAAATTAGGAATTGAAGTTTGCTATAAAGAAATTTCATCGAGAGCGATAATAAATCAGGGTACCCAAATTATTATCTTAGATAAGAGATTAAATAAGAGCATTATATGGGAAAAGTTTTGTCATGAAGTTGGCCATATTCTTTTTCATAAGGGTAATCAACTGTTGATGCCCGACTCCTTTAGGTTATATCAAGAATGGAAGTCGAATAATTTTATGTACCATTTTGCAGTACCAACTTTTATGTTGAGATCTGCAAAGATACCTATGGATTCTGATCAAGCAATTCAATTTATAACTAAAACTTTTAAAGTTACTCCCACATTTGCGAAGCATCGACTAAGCCTTTACAATCAAAAAGTTTTTTCTCAGACAAGGAGCGTTTTATATGGCTAGCATTGAAAAAAGAGGTAGCAATTCTTTTAGATTAGTTGTTGAAATTGGATATGATGCTAACGGTAAAAGGTTAAGAAAATATAAAACTATTCGTATAGAAGATCATAAACTGCTAAAAACAAAAAGAAAATTACAGGAATACCTCTCTGATCAACTTTATCAGTTCAAGATGGAAGTCCATTCTGGAGAATATATTGAGCCTGAAAAACTAACATTTGAATCCTTCATCAATAAGTGGAAAGAAAAGAAGCTCTATCAAAAGAGCGGAAAACCTTACTCTTTGACAACATCAGATGTTTATTGGCGTCACTTGAAAAATCATATCCTCCCTGTTTTTGGACATATGAGGATAGAACGGATAAAGAGTTTACATATCGTAGACTTTTTAGATGATTTATCAAAGGATGGGGCTAGAAAAGACGGTAAGCCAGGAGGATTAGGAGAAAGAACAATATTAGATATCTTTAAATTACTGCAGGTAGTTTTTAAAACCGCAGCTGAAGAATGGAAGATTATCAAGATTGATCCAATGAAGGGCTTGCCCTTGCCAGTCAACGAGAAGAAAGAAATGAACTATTTTGAAGCAGATGAAGCTGCTCAATGTATTAAGATTCTATATGAAGAAGTTGATATTAAATGGAGACTTTATTTCTTAGCAGCGATGATAGGAGGATTAAGGCGAGGCGAGGGTCTTGCACTTGAATGGCATTTAGATGTGGATTGGGATGCTGGTGGATTTAAAATTAATCGTTCACTTTCAAAGACAATTCAAGGCAAACCGCATGTGAAAGACCCTAAGTCTAAAAGTTCAAAACGGTTTGTTCAAATGCCAGATTGGTATATGAATGAATTGTCCCTATACTATCATATGTGGAAAAGAGAAAAGGAAAAGCTAGATGATGCCTGGGAGGGCGGAGATCATCAATACATTTTCCACAGTGGCTTTGGAAAGCCCTATTATTTCACAACACCTACTACCAAATGGAATCGAATCACGCAAAAATATAAAATAAAAAATATCCGTTTACATGATTTGCGTCACACTATGGTTGCTTTATTGATGGAAGCTGGCGAAAGCATAAGCGCTATTCAAAGACGTGCCGGACACGCTAGCGCCAGAACAACATCTGATATATACGGCCATGTAACAGATGAAATGAAAAAGAGTGCAGCGAATCACTTTAACAAGTTTGATCCTAAACATCTGAGAAACACAAAAACAGAGATAGGAAATTTCCGTCCCCAAGTCGTCCCCAAGGTTAAAAATAATGCATAATACAAATTTGAGAGATTTCTCATCAAAAATAAAAAAATAGCCTTCCCCCTTGTATTCTAAGGGGGAATTAAATATAATAATATTTGTTGAAACATCCCGGGGCATTAGCTCAGCTGGGAGAGCGCTACGCTGGCAGCGTAGAGGTCAGCGGTTCGATCCCGCTATGCTCCATTATCAAAAGCCTATCCAAAGATGGATAGGTTCAGGCTGTCGAGAAAATCTCGACAGCTTTAATTTTTTCCTTAAAGTTTCCATCCCCTCATTTTCTTGAAAACTGTACAAGATCTAAAAATCATCAAAAGGTCATCTCAAGACATGTGTGGGAGGAACATAAAGAAAAGGTCAGACAAAATCGTCTGTCTCCCGCTGGAAAAGAGCTATACAAAAAAAGAAAAGAAAAAATAGAGCGAAGCTTTGCAGATTATAAAAAACTGCATGGGCTTCGCTAATCCAAGTTGAGCGGACTCAACAATTTGTTT